GCCGCGAACGGTGACGTTGGCGTAGGAAAATTTCACGTTGAACATCATGGCCGTCTGGGTCTGGATGTAGGAGATATCGAACACTCCACCCGGAGGGAACGGACCGGCTTTCAGCGGCGCGTACGAAAACGGCACCTGAATTTGCGTGCCGCCGGGGAAGGGCTTGGCCATCGAGCCGCCTTTCCAGACTTTGACGAACGTCGGCGAGACTTTGAAGAAATTGTCGATAAAGTCTTGCGAAATGTATTGTGTTGTGACGGCCGTTACATCATTGATCGTTAATGCCATGACTATTTCTCCTGACGTTGCCAATCTCCAGAATTCAGCGAACGCATTTGGTTACGTAGTTCCTCGCGCATTTCCAAATCAACCGGCTCCAGCCTGCGGCCTTTTGATCCTTGTTCGCGAAGCTCCCTGTAAGCAAGTGCGATCTCTGCCTGTTCCCGCTTCATAATCAAGTACGGCAGGATGTGCCGGATGATTTCAGCGGCACGCCCTTCGTATTGACGCCACGTAAAGCAAATTTTTCGCTTAACCACTCCGCCCAACAGCGACAGCCTTGAACCAGCAGAATGACTGAATATTCCACGCCCGCTGAAGGTATCGCACAGCCAAGTGATAAGGCGAGGATCGGTATTCGCTACAATCAAAGTCAGAGCGTAGTTCGGATGCTTCCTGCCTGTCTTGGTAGCCGACTTTGCAATCATTATGCAGCCTTCGCCGTCCACATAAGCGGCAAGACGCGCCCAGTCGATATCAGATACAACAGCGACCTTCGCGTCGAATTCAGCCTGCGGGATTTTGTTCTGTGCCATTACTGCACCACCTGCTCTCGGCCCTGATCCCGCTTCGCCAATTCCGCAATCGCCCGCTCCAGACTCGATCCTTCCTGAGTCTTCTGCGCGGCCCGCTGCTTGGCCAGGACCTGCATGGCCGGCGATAACGCGACCGATGTCGTCTGACCGGGAACCGTGGCCGCAGACAACTTTTGCTTGACTTGCGTATCGACTTCGGTCTTGACACGATTCGCGATCCGCTTCTCGCTGACCATTGCGTTATAGGCATCGGTCAGGGTCGCGTACTTGTTGCGTTTCGTGGCCGGGTCCATGGCTTCGGTGACGAACTTCTCGAAGTCCGCGCGATTGAAGTCCTCATTGAACTCGCGGCGATGCGTGTCGCGGATCGTGTAAATTTCATCGGCCTGCTGGAGCGCGCGGGTCGATGCCTGATTGATCAGGTTCGTGCCCAGCTCGTTGACCTTGTCCATGGTCACGACGTTCTTGAGGCGGTCATCAACGGAGGTCTTGAGCGCATTCAGCGCATCAAGGATGGCTTTGTTGTCACCGGTAGCGGTCGAGGCAGCAACTGCCGGAACCGTGGTCGTGGCCGATGCCGATGCTGTCGTCGGAACCGTCGGGGTATGAGTAGCGGCTGCGGTAGTGCTTGCGGCTGTTTCCGGAGTCGTGGTCGTTGTGGCGCTCTCGCCTGTTTCAATTCCTTTATAGATACCGAACAGTTCGGTTGTGAACGCATCCTCGGCGATCAGTTTCGGATTTGCCGCCAGCTTGGCTTGTATCTTGGCCTTGGTATCTGGATCGTCGTCCAGCATTCCCAGCAATTGTTCTGTGATCGACTTTGCCATAAAGTTATCGTCTCCTCGTCACGCCAATTTTTACGCCATTGCTCCGGGTGCGCCAACACCCGCTCCTGCTCCACCAGCCATCGGTGGTTCGACGCTCATGCCACCCGATCCCGCCTCGCCCGTTGCCGGTGCCGCTGCCGGTCCAGGTTTCGTGCTCACTCCCTTGATCTTGTCCAGATACTTCTTGGCCTGATCGACCATGGACTGAATCATGGCCTTGCCGTCGGGATCGGTCTCCTGCTTGTCGAGCTTTGCGAAGACTTCGAGCAGGGTTTCGATCTGCTCGACTTTCTTGCCCTGCTGACCGGCAGGCGTAGACGAACCCGGTTCTGGTTTCTTCCCGTCCATGCCAGCCGCTGCCGAGTAGAAACTGGGCGCGGGAGGCGATCCGGATTTGGGCTTGTCTGCGGGCATGATCGGTGATCGTGATCGTAATCGTAATCGTGATCAATTACGGCTTGATCTTGCCTTTCTCGTTCTGGAATCCCTTCGGATACCCAGTCTTCGAATCGACACTGACCGGGGCCGGTGGCCATACCGAATCGTGAACCGTGTGACCGAACTTGTGATACTTGCCGCCAGCCACGGCTACGCTACCCGGCGCGCCCCCAAACGATTCTTCACGGCTCTTTTTCATGCCGCCAGTTGCGACCTCTTTGTTTTTCGCCACAGCGAACTCCTATTCAGGATCACTACCATCACTACCGCTTTACTGTTTTGGACTCGATGAACCGGGACTTGATGTGATCGCATCCCGGTCTGTGGAATTTCGTGCGGTGACTTGGAAAGCGTCTATTACCGCTTTCCCTTGCGTCCGCCGTGACGTTTCTTGCCGCGTCCACGCTTGCGTGCCATGAGCAGGTCTCCTTTCAGTCGAATGATGTTTGATCGCTACTTACTCGGTTAACCCCAGCGCGGCAAATTGTCTGTCGTGCTGATGTCTTCCTGACGACAGAGAAACACACATTCGACATTAGTTCAAACGAGTGGACCCATAAGGTGCCTTAGGAGTAACTACTGGAGATTTTTAGGAATTGACTTTTAGACGAACGAGACCGATCACTTTTTGCTCTTAGCCGCGCCTTTGCCCTGTGCCGCAGCCGCAGCGGCAGCAACGATGATCTTGATCCGGGCTTCGGCGAGCAGCTCTTTCTGGTTCTCATCAAAATTGAAGTTGGGCTTCAATATGCGGAACAGATTCCGGTCGGACAGTTTTCCAAGTTTGCTGAGCGCTAGCGCGACCTGCTTCTCCTGCTCACGCTGCGATTCCAGTATCGTCCCGCGACTGCAAGTACCCGCGAATTTGCGCACGAACTGTTCCGGCGCGATCCCCGTGGGAATTCCGGAAGCGTAGATGGGAGTGAAATCCGAACTTGAGAATCCCGCAGTGCCGAGGATATTAACTCTATGCGCGACGGAATAAAACTGAAGCATGTTCGCGATCACCATCGACCCGCCTTCTTCGGCAAACGATGCCAGTGCGCGGCTCTTGACGCGGATCGGCAGCGAGCGGCTGTTGAGGATCGTATCGAGCGAATCCGATCCCGGCACCTGCTTTTTGCTCATTGCCTGCTGGATCGCGGACGAGCCGCTGTTCATGTCCAGTTCGCGGTCAACCCGATCCACGAACTGCTGGGCCGCGGCAATCGGAAACTCGGCCTTCTTCATGTACTCGGGAGGCTTGGGCGCGTTATTGTTGTACTTGATCTTTCCGCCCGCGGCCCCGGCGTCGAGCGCGTCCCAGTCCGCGGCGGGCATCGCGCCCTTCGGACCGACCAGTGTCGGTTCAATGACCGCATCAAGGTAGTCCTGCATTCCGCCCAGCACGCGGTTGATGATCATGTTCATCTGCATCCACGGGCGAACGCTGCTGTTTCCGGCCATTTTCCAGGGCACGCGCAACGGTCTGTATACAGGGAACGGTTTTTTCGCGTGCCAGTACGGATTCGGCTGGTCTTCGAGCACGCATCCGCCAGCGGTAACGATCAGGCGGCCGCGGGGATATAACGGTTCGCCGGGCTCAACGCGATACGCCCAATTGACGCGAGGCTGACCGCTCGGGTCTGCGGGGCCGACGGTCACTGTCCGGCTGGTGTCGTTCTTAGCCGCGTCGTTCAGCCAGAATTCGCGCTTGAGCGCCAATGGGTAGGGGTTGTCGTCCGCGGACGTGTTCCGCTTGATGCCGAGCGAGCGGCGTAACGTTTCAGGCAGGTTCGCCCACTGCGCCTGCCCGAACCCTGATGGGCGGTTGAATTGGCCCTGTAACGCTCCGCCGTTAAAGTCGGCATCGCACTCGACACGGTTCGCGGTCGGGCCAAAATCTCGAATAAGCGATGCTTTGGACACGACAGGGAAATAGATGATGCACTCGGCGTCCTGGGGATTGGTCCCGGCTCCAATCGTCGCCCACTGCCACGGCGCGATCGGCACCATGTCGCAGTCGCCCATGCCGCCATTCAGTTTCGAGTTCCACTGGATCTTGGCAGGCCCGGTCGTAAGGATACCGTACAGGATCACGTCGTACTGTTTGGTTTCGTAATCGTGTTTCTGGACCCAATGCGTGATCAGCGAGTTCAGCATTTTTTCGTAATCGCTGAATTCGTTCAGGTGGTCCCACATCTTGACTTGAAAATCAATCGCCAGATCGGTCAGGAGTCCGACGCCGTCCCAGAACAGGCGCTCGGATTTCGGCAGAATCGGACGGTTGCGGCCGCGGCGTGCGCCCGGTCCCCACATGCGCCCGTCGAGCGCGTCCAGTGCCCGGAATGTGGATTTAGTCTGGTCGGTGAAGGATTTGTCCTGGGTCGCGATGTCGAACAGCTTGTCGGTCCATTGGCAAATTTCGGATTCCAGCTGATGAGCTTTCTCTTCGGACAGGCCAGCGGGGGACGGAGGCAGTTCACCGACGGCAGAGGACTGGCTGTAGCCGGGAAGAGATAGGGACGAGGATGCCATTCAGGAACAAGATACCACACAATGCAAGTGCGGCGGGAACGCCAACCGCTGAGGCACCCCCGCCGCAAACTTAGATACTGTCTTTGTCAGTCGGTATCAGATCGACGTACATGAACTGACCGGGACGCAGCTTGTCGAATGCGGCTGTGTTGCTAACCGTCATTGATAAGCTGGCACATGGTGTCCATTTGGACCATTGGGCATTGGCCGAACCTTCTTTGCTGCTGTATACGGCACTCAATGCAAGCTCTTGCTGGTAGGGCTCGCCCTCCTGACCGTGAACGGTTTTGACCGTGTTCACCATCATCTTCAGGCGAAGTACTGCGGTTTGTTCCATTTCTGCTTTCTCCTTTCATACAACAGTCGATACTGATGCCGATGCCGATTAGGCTTCCGGTGCCTGCGCCGCCGCGATCAGGCCCATGAACTTCTGAATCGTTTTATTGGACTCGTCGAGTTCGCGCTCCGTCTGCTTCGCCATCTCGACCGTGGACAATATCTGCTGGCCGTTCGTGATCCCGAGCGCGCGCAACTTGCCCGCCTGTTCGCCGGTAATCATCACGATGGAGTCGTCGGCAATCGCGGCCAAGTAGGTTGCCAGGGTAATCATCAGGCGCCCACTGAATTTGCGCTCCAGCTTGGCCTTCACGTCAGGGTTTACAAATATCGGCCAGCGGATGTCGGTGATCGTCGGCTGCTCGATGAACAGTTCCGAGGATTTGACCATGTCCGAGGACTGCAACTGTTCGAGCGTGAACGGCCCGTGCTGGAACTGGCACCTGATCGAGCCGGTGCCATCGCGGGTCAGCGGGGACTGGCTGTTGCCCTGGCTGCGGCAGATTGGGCAGAATACATAGGCCAGCGAGGGGTCGAGCGGGGGCGTGAGCGTTGGCATATCCAGTCATCTCCTGTATACAATCTTAGGTTAGAAAATTTCTGCGGCTGTCCGGGTACTTCCTCTTTCCATAACGCTTCTCCCATGCCTGTCTGGTTTTGATATACGCTCTCCTCCATGCACGTACTCTGTATCCTACCAACCAGGAGTGAACTCGACGAACCAGAGGATAACGAAGCACGCGCATCTTATAGAACGCATTGAAATTGTCGGCAAAGACTCTGTGCCTGTATGGCAAAGTGTTCAGGTCCGATATCCAGTCCATACGGTTGCCGCAATCCTCATGGCGCAGCAAAATGCCGGAGAAGACTCTCCAATACAATTTCCAGACAGCCGAACGGGAAATTTCTCGGGGCAGAGGAATGCCATGCAGCTCCAGCTTTTTTTCAAGGCGTTTAATCCAGCGCTGCTGCCACATCACGGCAGAGTATAAATTAGAGTACCGGGCGGCAACTCTCCGACGAGCATATTCCTCGATAACGGGATGTATTTTGTCGAGAGCCTCTGGGGTAAGAATTTTCTCGATCTCTGCTATTTCCGGCAGATACTCGGAAAACTCCTTCCACCCTACCAGTTCGTCATTCCACCACACTACGAAGCCAGTTTGCCCATGCCTGTCATCGTCCTTGTCCTTGTCCTTGTAATTTGTTTCGAGCATTGATCGTCTCCTCGTCGCTGGATTGGCCCGCCACAGGCCGTCAATCGGTATTCATGTACTGTGTACTGCGAACCCGGAATCTTTCGGATAAGACCCTGACGCGCTCATCACTGCAAACAGGAGACTCGGCATCAGTCCCATCAGTCAATGGAGGACGACCGATATCGGGGCCACTGAGGTTCCCCGTGCCTGATAACAGATTTTCCTTATCCTCATCCCCTTTATTCCGTTTACGTCGCCATCTGCCTCGGGTGCTTCTGGGCATGGTCAGTATTCGTCCCCTTCATCGCCGCCATTGTTATTGTATACGGTTGCCGACTCCTGTTCCAGAATATCCGACAGATCGGGCGGATTGCCAAACTTATGTGCAAGGTGGAGGCGTTGGCGCATGAATGAAACAGCATCAGGGGTTTGCATTTGTTCCTTACCGTCCATGCCGTGAATCCGCATTAGCTCGTTCTCGGCCCCAGTCGAATCAAATATCGGTGACCAGACGGTATTGGCTTTCGAAACCGTAACAGGGACTACTTTCCAGCCGTGCTTGGCCGGGTCAATACCGAGCTTCTTGCTCAACTGTGCGATGAGTTGATTCCCGATCTCGGCGGTCGGGATGGGATCAGTCTTGCCGTCGATCTGGGAACGGTCGATGGCGCGGCCAAAACGATCATAGATGGAAAATATCTGCGGGGTTTTGGGGAGGAGGTAGGCGTGCTTTGATCCCTGACCAATCGAATTACCAGTAGCCTCGGCATACTCCTGACGTTTACCCGACTGGTGCAAAGCGCAGATGCAGATGCAGTGAGCGCACACCATGTCGTCGTTGTTGTCAATACCTGCGGCTTTTACCTCACCCTCGAACCGGCCGAAGTCGCGCATCTCGCTGATCGCGTGCCTATTTCTGATCTCAATCGTTTTGTCCAGCATGGCCTCACCCATGCGGTTGATCATGTCCTCACGGGTACGGGTATTGGTCAGCCAGTGGATGTGCTGCGTAGACATCCCGGACACCTTGTCCATGTGCTTCCAGCGATACAGATTCGGGTAGTCAATTACCCATCGAAGTTCATCGCCAGTCGTTACGCCAGCCGCTTGGTACTCGACGGCCACTTCACAGTTGTGATACCAGTGGCCGAGTGCCGCAACGACCTTGGCGAAGTGGGAAGCGTTGATCAGACCGTGCCACTCTGCAACCTGAATAGTGGGCTCCATTCCATAACCGATTCTGTATACGGCGGCGTCACTGTAATCACGCCCATCGCCGGAACTGACATCCGATCCCAAGTAGTATTCGACGGACTCATTGTCGTCGGGGAGTTCCCAAATCCACAAGCGATTAAAGAATTTCGGCTTGTCGAGGATTTCATCCGGGGTCGGCGCATGGAGCTTGAGGATCGGATCATTGTCGGGACCGTTGTATTCAATCTCGCCAACCAGTATAGGGTCTTTACAATGTTTTTGTTCCTGCTCGTTCAGACACTTGCGAGGGAACGCACAGAATCCCGAGCTGATGAAAGCCTCTCCGGGGGTGACGGGATAACTCTCAAAATGGCTCTCGTCGGACCCTGTTGCATTGATCGTCTCGATGATTTCATTCCTGCGCCATTTGAAGAAGCCCAGGGGAATAGTAAAGTTTTCTTTCGCCTTGACGTTGCGGCGCAGAATCTTTTCATCCGAAGTAAGTACAAAACTGTCAGATTTGTAAACAGGCAACGAATACTTTCTAACTTTGTATACGGGGATGAACAGTGCCCGCCACGCGGATTTGCCTGCTTCGGCCGCCCGCCACATGTTGTAGTACAGACCGCTACGGCCAAAAGCCGTAGACTCAATAAACCCAACCATATCGGGGGCATTCAGAGAGGGCTTGATGTCGGCGGTCCAGACTTGAGCATCGGGCCAGCGCGACATCTCGGAACACAAAATGTTACGCACCGTACGGCCAATCGCTACGCCTGTAGATTTCTGCGCGTTCGATATATGCAACGTTGAACCCAATCCGGGGTCCACGGCTCGAACGTGCTCGTCGGTGCGTTGAAAGATAACTTGGCGGCCCTGCTGCTTTGACAGGTACTCAGGCTTTAAATATGGGGGTAAAGCATGGTACGCGTCCATCAGACGCTGATAGATTTCGTCGGATACCCGGTCGTCCTGCGCCATCACGAGCGAATAGGTATTGGGCACAAAGATTGTAGAATGGAAGATGAAAGCGCCTTCCCAAGTCGTCGAACCAGCTTGCCTAGGTTTAAGGATGATGAGCCGTATACAGCCCTTGGTGTCCCACTCGATCTTGGCTACTTCCCACACGACCTCTTGATGATCCCACCACGGGGACAGGGTTCGCATCCTCCCGCGTTCGTCACGAATTATGTAGTAATTTTCTATAAAATAGCGGCGGTCGGAAACGCACTTGGATATCTCTCCGTCAATCCAATCATTTTCGTCGGATGTAAGGGATTCGAGAAAACGGGGCATGGCCTCGACATCGGTCTTGCTTTTGGACTGAGCGACCAGAAACTTTTCGTCGAGGGCTTCGATGTAGTCGTTCAACGAATTATCTTTTCGTGGAACTCTCATACCGTGACGTTAGGCCAGACCTTGTTGTGAACGATAGACCAGATGCAAGTCGGAGTCACCTCGTACTCGTCAGCAACTTGCTTGATGAAGCCGTGTCTCTTGGAGCCGAGATCACGGTAACGCCGCCGCACTCTCCGCACGTCCTTTTCGGTAAGAGTGTGTTTACCGTGCTCCCCGCCAATTCGTTTACGCAATCCGATGTCGTAGGCGTGCTGGACATTTCTGCTATGGACCACGTATTCGAGATTGCTGGCGCGATTGTCGGACTTGATACCGTTTTTGTGATTGACTTCCTTGCCTTCCGGGCATTCGCCGATGAATGCGCGAGAGACGACGGCATGTATCCGTATTTTCCTGTAGCCGGTGTCCTTGGTGCCGATGGCTGTATGGTAATAGCCTCGACCGTTCATGCTCAACCGCATGAACAAGCCACGATTGATCGAATACAGACGACCAACATCCGAGACAATATACAGTCCTTCGTAGTCGGCCACATCACGCCATTTCTCATCTGACGTGTCACATGGCATCGGAGCGTATAGCTTTCCCGTCAGTGCCGGATTTTTACGAACAGTCATCAGTCCTTGACTCCGTCCATTTCCTCAATCTCAGCGGCACTCGTGCCGTCCATCATCGTATCGTCTTCAAGTTCGGCGTCATCGTCATCATCATCGTCGATCACATCCCCGTCCATAATCTCGTTAATCTCGTTATTCTGGCCGTCACTGAGGAATTTCACATCCCCATCCGCCAGCACCCCGCGCTTTTCGCGCACTCGCTGCTCGAAAGTCTTGACGGTCGCGGCACCATTCCCGTTGCCGGGCTGATTGTTGATGCCGATATTGATTGCCGGGCCGCCGCTCTTTGGCCGTACCT